CTTCAACTCAAGATCCAATGTTTATAAGATTTTCAAACCAAGAAGATATTGAAGACTATTTACCCACTTCTACAAATACAGCAGGTACATTTAGATTAGATGATGGTACGACTATTATTGGTGCTGTAAGAGCAAAGGATTATATATTAGTTATTACAGATACTGCAGCTTATACAATTCAGTTTGTAGGGCCTCCTTTTACATTTAGTATAAGAAAAGTAGGATCTAACTGCGGTCTTATTGGTAAACATGCTTTAGTGTTCATTAACGGAGCTGTTTTCTGGATGGGGGATTCTGGAGGATTCTTTAAATTTGACGGAACAGTTAATGACATACCTTGTTTAGTTGAAGATTTTGTATTTACTACTTTAGGAGATGATAATTTAGGAATTAATTTTGCACAGGGTTCACAAGTATATGCTGGACTAAATACTTTATATACAGAAATTAATTGGTTTTATTGTAAAGATGGATCTACAAATATAGATAGATTAGTTTCATTAAACTATGATGATAGTACTTGGACAACAGGTAATCTAGCAAGAACAACATACGAAGATGCTAAAGTATTTAAATTTCCATACGCAACTAAATATGAAACTGCTTTAGTACCAACAGTACCAACTATTAATGGGGCAACAGCAGGGGCTTCTTATTACTTTGCTCAAGAAGTAGGTAAAAACGAAATTATAAATACAGGTGGAACTACAACAAATGCTATAGCTTGTTTTATAAGATCAGGAGATTTTGAATTAGAAGTTGAAGGTAATGGAGAATACTTCTTAAAGATTAGAAGATTTATTCCAGACTTTAAAAACTTAGAAGGAAGTGCAGATGTTACTATTTATTTAAAAGCTTATCCTGCAGATACAACAACTGCTAAAGGAGAAACTTTTATTGGTCCATTTACAATAGATACATCAACTGATAAAGTAGATACTCGCGCTAGAGCTAGACTTGCTAGTATTAGAATAGATAGTGCTGATATAAATGATAACTGGAGATACGGAATATTTAGAGTGGATATACAACAAGACGGTCGTGGTGGTAGTTTCCCTCAAACATAATTATGGCTACATATAAATTTTATTATCTTATTTCTGGAAGTAATGATGTTCAACAAAAAGAATACATATCTTCTTATAATATAAATCAAGTTAAACCTTATTTCTTAAATGATACTTCTAACGTTACGAAAGTAGATAGGATTGATATATTGGCAGATCCAGACGGTATCAATACAGATGAAGCTTTAGGATATAATTAATGGCAAAGATTAATTTATATATACCAGAACCAAGAGAACCTTATACCGTTGATAACTTTAGACAAATTAATCAGGTATTAGAAACTTTACAAAATCAATTAAACACATCTTATCAAGAAGAGAGTTTACAAGATCTTCAAAGACAGATTTGGTTTAGTATGAGATCAGGTGGTTGTTAATGTCTTGTGAAAATATAAATGTAGGTAACGGTCAGTTAATTACAATTGGTGGTAATAATGTTGATGCGTTTGGAAGACTAAGAGTTTCTAATCCACTTACAATGTTTGACAGTAAGAATATAATGTCACAGAACACTTTATTTAATGCAACTACTGCAAATGGTGGAACTGTTTCTTATACATCCAATAAATCAACAGTTAATTTAAATGTAACAGAAGCGGCAGGATCTCAAACAGTAAGGCAGTCTAATAGAGTCATGTCTTATCAACCAGGTAAATCATTACTTATTTTTAACACATTTGTAATGAATACTTTAACTGCAAACTTAAAACAAAAGGTTGGATTATTTGATACTAATAATGGAATATTTTTTACAGCAGATGGAACAACACTTAAAATAGTAAGAAGAACTTATACATCAGGTGCAGCAGTTGATACTGAAATATCACAATCTAGTTGGAATGGTGATACTTTAAATGGAAGTGGTCCAAGTGGTTATACATTAAATGCAGCTACATCTAATATATTATTTATAGATATTGAATGGTTAGGTGTTGGCTCTGTTAGAGTAGGATTTGTTATTAATGGTCAATTAATTACAGCACATACTTTTTATAACGCTAATAGTTTAACAACTGTTTATATGCAAACAGCTAATCTTCCAATTCGTTATGAGATTGAAAGATCTGGAACATTGTCCGCTGCAACTTATACGTTACAACAAATATGTTCTTCTTGTATTTCTGAAGGTGGTTATCAGCCTGAAGGATTAGAACAAATGATTGGAACAGGAACCGTTAGTGCTGGTGTAAATTTATCAACAGCTAATACATATTATAATATTGCAACCATTAGAATTAAATCAGGAAGACCTTATGCTGTAATAGTGCCAGCAGGATTAGATGTATTAAATATATCTAATAATGATTTTGAATGGGGATTATTTGTTAATTCTACTCCCTCTTCTGCATTTTCATATACAAGTTTTAGTGATAATGTTGAATATGATTTAACTACGGTTGATTTAACTGCAATAGGCACAAGAATCGCTGGTGGTTATTTAGGTGGTAAATCTAATCCTTATTCAATCGGAGATGGTTTTGTTTTTGCAAATCAATTAGGACAAACTATTGCAGGTGTATCTGATACTTTAACTTTAGGTGTTAGAACTGGATCAGCTAATGGAGATGTGTCTGGTTTATTAAAATGGTATGATTTAACATAATGGCTAATTATTATAAAAACGCATTCTACGATCCAAACACTACAGCTGCTGTAACAGTGTATGCTTGTCCTGCTAATTCAAGAGCAGTTATTCAAAACATTCAAATAACAAATGAATCTGGATCTAAAATATTAAAAGCTTCAATTATAGACTCTTCTGTAAGCACAACTTATCAAATAGCTTACGCTAGTATATCAGGGCCTACTATTTGTAATATTGCAAATGGTCCTATTATATTAGAAGAAAGTGATTCCATACTATTGCAGACTAATGATACGAATGCTATATCTGCCGTATTATCTATATTAGAAATGAATAGAAACGATCAGAATGGCTAGAAAAGTAAGTAACGGTTCAGGATCCTTTGTTAGACATACCAATAAAAAAAGACCAGGTAGACATTCAAAAAGTCCAAATAAAAGAAACGATCATAAAGAATATCGTGGACAAGGTAGACGATAATAGTATATAAATAAACTTATGGCAAATAAAACAGTAATTATTGATGGTGTAGAAGTACCCGTTCTTCCAGCAAAAGCTGAAGAAATCATTATAAATAAAGTTACAGGACAAACATACGAAACTATTGATGCATTTCATGCAGATGTGGCTGATCCTAGTACACCTACAAAAGCAGAACATTTACAAAGAGATTTAAAAATAACAGTTGCATCTTTAGAGGTAGTTGGTAAAACTAAGTAATGCAACCTTTTGGTGGAACTGAAATACAATTAGCGTATTTAAAAAAATACGTATCAGAAGATTTATTAAATAAGATAAATCTAACCTTATCTATTCCAGAAAAAACTCCAGTCGTTGTTGATAAAACAAATGTACTTTGGATTCAAAATAGTTATGATCAAGCTAATCTACATCCTTGGTTTAAGAATTCATTCAATCATGGAAAATATGATTGGTATGTATTTAATTCTCATTGGTGTTATGAAAAGTATAGATACTTCTTTAAGATACCTACAGAAAAATGTTTAATTATTAAAAATGGATTTGATGATAGTCTTGTTCTTAAAAAAGAATTTAAACCAACAGAAAAATTAAAACTAGTTTATACCTCAACTCCTTGGCGTGGTTTAGATGTTTTATTAGATGCTATGGAATTAGTTAAATCTGATAAAGTAGAGTTAGATGTTTACTCAAGCACTCAAATATATGGAGATCAATTTAAAGAATTAAACGATAAAGGTTTTGTAGATTTATATGAAAAAGCTAAAAGTTTAAAGAATGTTAACTATAAGGGTTTTTTACATCACGATGAATTAGTTAAAGTACTACATACTTATGATGCATTTGTTTATCCTAACCATTGGGAAGAAACATCTTGTATAGCAGCTATTGAAGCTATGGCTT